CATCAAACCAAAAAAAGTTAACATAGACTTTACATCACCCGAACAAAACCAGTTGCGGGAAAAGCGTTTAAACAATGCAAACGAATGGCTACACAAATCCCTACAGACTAATTGTTTGTGGGGAATTGTGATAGCTAAACAAGTTTATGATGCTATAGACAACAAGGAAAACAAATGAATAAACAAAAAATAAAAGAACAGTTAGCGGACATATCAGAGTTGATGTTGTATGTGGACAAGCCTTACAGGATTGAGGCATTACATGCTCTGTATACAGAGGTAGAACCTGTAAACTTTTGGACTATGTTCCATCAGTATTGGAACTCAGTTGAAAACCCATCGGACTTCATGCCTCACATTAATGACATGTTTGAGTATGACGACATGGGTTTCAACTACGACATGTTACAAAGCGAGCATCGTTTAGGTGCGTTAGAGCCGGAGGACAAAGCTTTCTTTCTTAGCTTGCCTGATGAATTTGCAGTATTCAGAGGGTGTCATAGTTTCAATGAGCAAGGGTGTTCGTGGACTACTGATAGAGAAGTAGCTGAAAGGTTTGCGTTACGTATGGCTATAGACAAGCAGTACATACTATTGCAAGGCATGGTACGCAAGACAGACATCATATGTGCCTATGACAATAGAAAAGAAAAAGAAATTGTTGTGCTACCTAAGAAAGTAATAATCGTAGGCAGAGAACGTGCGAATAATCCCCTAGTTGATAACCCTGATGAACTAAAGAAATTTGGTGACTCTTCTAACATGTATCACATGGTGCAGACAGGTAGATACAGACAGTTGCAGAGCGATGAGGACTTGAGGACAATGGCTGAAGGTCATTGGATATTTGATATACAAGATAAAGGTTTAAACGCAGTACGCAAATACATCTTGTGGTTTGAGGATTTAGTTGGTCTTATAGCAAAGCACAATCTTGATGATTTTGCACCTAGTTGGTTTGCATCAGCACATGACAGGTACGTGACAGGTAAAGACATACTTGAAGGCGACCCACGTGGAGTGATAAAGAAAGTGCAAGAACTCAGACAAGCAATGAAGTTAAATGGCAAAGAGGTCTCAACTGATGATGAGTTAGATGCCATCATAGACAACGCAATGCGACAAGCAGAGGAGAATGATGCCAAGAAGAAATAGGTCTCCTTATTGGCTTGAGCAAGCCATAGATTTACGCAAGGGTGGTGACTCTCTAACAGAGATATCAAACATAATCTTGCAACCGGTCTCAACAATTAGATATCAACTCAATCTTAATCTTTCACAGGAAGAGTATGATGCATTGTGCCAACCACCTAACCCACCTGAGAGTGCGGAACGTACTGCAAAGATACGTGAACTGCATGAGGAGGGCATCAATGGCAATCAAATTGCCAAGCATGTAGGTGTATCAAGGCAGTATGTGTACAAACTGATTCGTATGTGGAGAGAGCAAGAAGATGCTGAGTTAGATGCTATCGTAGAGAAAACAAACCTTACATTAACAATAAACGAATGGAGCAAAAATTATGCTAAGTAAAATAAGAACGTGGTTTAAACAATTTACCACAGGTGCAACTGCTACACGTAACGTAGCAGTAGGGAAGGTAACTTCTGTAACAAAAATAGAGTTACAGGATACTGAGTTATCAAGTCAACAAAAGAAAGTCGCTGAGGGAATGGGAGTTAGCGATGAAGAGTATGCTGACTTAACTAAATCAGACGTTGAACCTACAAGGGCGAGGACAAAGACAGGTAAGTTTGTAGCTGACGACCCTTCCACACCTGATGTGAATGAGGCTTGGAAGGGTGGTAAAGCACCCAAGAAAAAGTCTAAGTCTAAATAGTAGGGTAGCCGAAGGCTTTGGAGTATCTCCCACTAACAGGGTCGTACTCCAAGTCTACCTGTCCTAGACTACCGGACTGTTTAAAACGCATCTTCTTTGTGTGGATGCGCACGTCCCTACTGCCCTGAGTGAAGTCTCTTTCAACTATCAATATTACATCTGCCTTGTTTGCAAAGTTAGCACTACCGGCTATGTCATAGGGTTCTACTAAAGGGAACTCACCATCGGCAGACCTACGCATCTTTGCCGGATGCGCTACGAAGAACACGTGTACACCATACGTCAACGCAAACCTTTTTATCTTGGACATCATCTGACTGACATACTCTGTCTCAGTCATGCCTTGTGGTCTTTGATGGTCGAACTCGTTGTAGGGGTCGAAGATGACTGCGTTTACACCATACCTCAATACTGCACTTATGCTTGCCTCCAAGCACCAATCTATCGTAGGTGATTCGTCCTCCGACCTGATGAAGAAAAAGTGTTGTGCCAACCAATCGTATGCATCTAACAACTCCTCCTCATCCATCTTAGGAGTAGCACCCTCTCTCGTAGGCTTGCCTACATACTTCTCTGCAAGCTTGTTTAGATGTTCGCTCACAGGGTTTTCAAAGCTACATATCGCCCACTTGTAGTCATGCATACGTGACATGTTTACTGCTATGGCATCTATGAACTCTGACTTCCCACAGTTAGGAACACCACTACAGATAGTCACCTCTGTCGGTCTCACTAAAAATATATCGTCTAAGGTTTCTATGCCTGTAGATAATCCTTTGCGCAAACCCCCCCTAAACAACTGCAAACCTTCCTCCATGAATCCATTTGCGGTATACAAAGACTTGATTGGATAAGGCTCAGCAGTATAAAAGCTTTGTTTCAGAACTGTCCTGTCATGTTTACACAGTATCTCATTGCCATCTTTGCAGTCATCCGGATACGTGATTATGAAACATCTTTCCCTACCTATTCTTCTTGCCAACTCTTCACGACATTGGATACCGGCATCATCGTTATCAAGTGCAAGATAGATTCTCTTGTACTTGTTGAAGTCAAACGTGCTTAACCAATCCATCTTTCTATCGCTTGCACCATCAGGTATAGACAGTACGTTCTCTGTTATTAACTTCCAAGTGAGTGCATCCATCTCGCCCTCGCAGATGAGGATTGTATCCTCCTCTTTGTTTAAACTGTCTATGAGGTAAGGGATGCGCTCGCAGTCCGGAAGTTGGGCGTAGTGTTTATCTGGCGTGCGAAACTTAATATTGACAGGCACACCCTCCTCGTTCTTGTACACAAAGGCAATGCAGTCTTGACGTTTGTTGTTAACAAAGTGTGAGACTACACCTACTCCATGTCTATCTGCGAAGTCTGTAGCTATGCCACGCTCGTTCAAGAACTGTTCCGCCCACGTACCTCGCACACTTTTTGTGTTGGGTATTATGGATGGTTTCTTAGGCGCAACCTTTCTTATCTGTGGTGGTTTCTTCAATGACTCTCGCCATGCGTTGCCCTCCCACAAACAATGATGGCATCGCCATCGTGCGCCTTGTTCGTTTATGTTTATAGATAGGCACAAGTCACGTTTGTTTTTGCGTTCATGCGAACACTCAGGGCATGTAGTTTTCTGTTGCCCTATGTCATAGTGCCTAAGATGTATTCCTTTATCGTTGAGTTGTTGGTCTAAGGTCTTGGTTAGTTTAACTTCGTTCATGGCATCCTCTTGAATATATGTTTGCCATCTTCACCAAGCCTTCTACCTTGCTCGTCTTTTTTGTTTTTATCTTTGAATCTTGCATCCACATTAACAAGATAATTTACTGTGGACATATACCATTTCTTTCTTTGCTTATCGTCAGCCTCTTCTGATAGCCAAACATCACGTGACATCAGGACTGCATCTAGGTTAGGTATATTTGTGAAGGTCTTTAGCCATTTGTCATAGTCGGCTTGAGTCAGCCTTATGACAACACCCTCAAAGGCATATTCTTTATCCATATTTTTCTCCAATTTATTAGGACTTACTACCATGCTATTCTTTGAAGATTGAGTTATGGCATAGGTCTAACATCCCTGTGTTTAAACAAGAAGTAGACATTACACCATGCTAATCTCATCAGACATCGCTAATGGCATCAGACTACTGCAAATAGTGCCTGATTCGTGTGCTACTTACTCAAATCTTTTGCTTTGAGGTGTACTGCGTTCACACTTTCGGTCTCGCATTTGGCTACGTACACATCCCATAGTAACCATCATGTGAACAAACGCTATGGTCTTACCCCTCCGCTTGTTCTATTTACAAAATACTATAGAATGTATTTTGCGTGCAAGTTTTTTTTAAAAAAATTTATACGTTCATAAATTTTTATTCATGTTTATGACTCCGATGAGAGGGGAAAGAACCACAAAGCATAGCACTTTCCCCTTTCATTTACACTAATTTATACAAAAGTTTGACAACTTACACTTTCTAGTATTTAATAGATGGGGAGAGTGTAATATGAAGTACAGTAACGTGAATAATCTTCCGGATGTTTTTGCGAAAGCAGTCGTCCGAGATACGTATTCACGTGGCAAGGCTGACATATCCGCAACAGGACTACTCAAGCCACCTAGACAAGCACACCTAGCCTATCAACATGACGAACAAATTGTAGTCGATGTTTCCAAGCAAGTGTGGTCTCTGTTTGGAAGGGCGGTGCATCACATCCTAGAACTAGGAACACTAGATGGTTATATCTTAGAGCAAAGATACTTTGCTCAGAGTTGTGGATGGACAGTCTCCGGTCAGATAGATGTACAAAGATTAGACCCTCAAGGCATAACAATTATGGATTGGAAAACTCGTAAGGCTTATGCTGTGATGAATGGTCGCAGAAGTGATGTTGAGCAACTCAACATATACGCATGGCTTGCTCGCAAGAATGGAAGGGAAGTATCCCAACTACAGATTGTTAACATTATTCGTGACCATTCGTCATTTGAGGCTGAAAGAAATCCTGATTATCCACAAAGCGAAGTTACTGTAACTGACATAGACCTATGGACATTTGCAGAACAAGAAGAATTTGTGCGTGAAAGAGTGGAGGCACATCAGTTATCTGCCATAACCTTGCCTGATTGTACAGACGAGGAACGATGGAAAAAACCTGACAAGTTTGCGGTGATTAAGACTGGGGGTAAGAGAGCGTTTAAACTTTTTACCAATCAGAACGATGCCGAGGATTTTGTTGAGGAACATGAGGATTACGTCATAGAACATCGTGTGGGCGAAGCGATTCGTTGCGAAAAGTTTTGTGAAGTGTCTGCTTTTTGTGACCAATATCAAGGAGAATTGAATGGAAATTAGTAATGAAACGACAAGTGTAATAACTGAAAGTCGTACAAGTGAAACTTTAGGACAACTAGGTGAGGCTCTAGCGCAAGCGCAGTCCGAGTTCCCTACCATACCTAAGACAAAAACAGTTGAGGTGCGTACACATGATGGCAAAAGCTACAAGTATAGTTACGCTGATTTAGCTGACATACTAAAAGTTATATCACCTATAACTAGCAAGTATGGTTTATCTGTTGTGCAGATACCAATAGTTAGTAACAAAGGTAACACCTTAGTTACAAGACTACTGCATAGTAGTGGCGAGTGGATAGAAAGTGAGTTGCCTTTGAGACAACAACGTGATGGCGCACAGGCTCTAGGTTCTGCGCTGACTTACATGCGGAGGTATGCGTTGAGTTCTATGCTGAACATAGCTACAGATGTAGACGATGATGGACAGATAGCAGACACCGACCATGTAGGTGCTGAGCCGGAAGTAAAAGCGCAAGCACCTAAGAAACAAAAGAAACCTGACAACACAGAAGATTTACATGCGTTTATTGATGGCTTGCTTGAGGAGGCTAGAGGTAAAGATACTGTGATTGAAGTAGAAAAACTTTGGTTAGCTAGTGCCTCAAAGACTGCTGAGTTGCAAAGGCAAGATAAGAAAAAGTTTGATGAGGCAGTTGCCGAGTTGAAAAAGATTAGAGAAATTATAGACCAAGATGAAGTATAACCAAAAGGGTGTGTTCGAGTGCTTTCAGCCACCCTGTTCATGCAAAGGCTAGTCCTCTTTGGGTTAGAAATGGATAGAGTAAGGGGGTATAACAACTCACAAAACTAATGTCCTCCTTACTCGACTTGTTTAATTAATGGAGAAAAATATGGAAAACGAATACCCTGATAGTCTTAGGATATTTCCCAACAATGAGAACCCTGATAGCGCAGTAGATGTAAGCGTGTTCTTTCGTGTGAAAGGCGAGGAACATAAGCTACGCATATACAAGAACAGGAACAAAGTTGAGGGTGATAATAGACCTACGTATCTAGTTAAGTTGACTCTTAATGGTGAAGAGTTAGAGGCAAACAGTTGGGAGAAAGTTTCTAAAGAAGGTAGAAAATACTTCTCAGGAACACCTAAACCACCTGATGTTGGCTATCAATCGAAGGACACAACAAATTACCAAAGCACACCAACGGCTGATGACAACTCGTTTAAACCTTCTGACGATGACATCCCCTTCTAACGATTGGGCGGACAAGATACGTTCACAGAAGTATCTAACTTTTGTGCGTTCACATGGATGTTTGATTTGCAGTAGACCTTCGCAAGCGCATCACCTTACACATATCATGGAAGGCTCACGTGGAATGAGGCGAACAGGCGACCAATTTGCAGTACCGCTTTGCGAAGAACATCATCGCCAACTACATGCTCATGGTAATGAGAG